CACCGGGCCGACCTCTTCGGTCGTACCCTGGCCGGGGCCGAGCTCGAAGTAGACGCCCGGGACCTTGGTGTCGGGAACGTAGGTGAAGCTCATCGTCGGCTCCTCACGAGTAGATGTTGGTCACCTCAGCAGAGGTGCCCTCGGTCGAGGTGATGTGCGCCTCGCGGAACTGGTCCGCCGGCGCTGTCGTCTGGTCGTGCTGGACCTCCCAGGAGAGGTCAAGCGAGAGCACCGCCTTGCCGCGTGCTCGCCGGGTCGTGCTGTCGATGAACTGCCGAGTGCTCGATGCGCCGATGGACCGAAAGAACATCCGCCAGTCGTCGTCGCCAAAAAGGGCCTGGCGGATGGCCTCGACGAGCGCGTCGAGTGCGTCGGCCAATGCTGCCTCGTTGCCGTCTTCCATCAGGTCGTAGGCGTGGACCTGGACCGTCAACGTCCGGTCCATGAAAGGCTCGGTCTGGGCAAGAAGCGTCTCGCGGTCGATGTCCGCCAGGACGACCACGGCTGGGTGGACGTGGTCCTCGTCGATGGGCACCGACCGCGAATCGTGCACCACGCCTTGGAAAGCCGAAGCCGGACCCACGGCAATCGTCAGCAGCGAGACCACCGAGGCCCGCACCGCCGAGTTCGTGCCCGACGCTGGTGCCGGCATCAGGCCACCTCGATGGCGTGAAGCGTGGCGTCTCCGTTGCCGGTGCGCTCGATCTCCACCACCTCGTAGGTGATGCCGCCGTGGGTGAACGTGTCACCCGCCGCCGCCTCGCCGCTCTTCGCGGTGGGGTCAGCGGACAAGCGAGAAAGAATGACGTGCAGCGCAGGGCCGACCGACACCGCCCCGTCATCGAGCACCGTCACATGCTCGAGGTCGAAAACGGCGTCGATGTCGGCCGCCGAACCACCCGCGGGCGTGTACGAGACAGCGACCTCCCAGGGCGACGCGGCCCCGGTGTTGGTCGCCGCCTCGATGTGCGCGCGGAGGCTCATGTTACGGAGTCAGCTCCTGGAGCGCCGCCTCGACGGTGGCGCCGACGTAGAGACCGCCCGCGTCCTCGATGCCCACGAGAGCGGCGCCGCCCGAACTCGACACGAGCGAGCCGAAGGTGGCGAACAGGTTCGAGGCGTCCGCGTCGAAGATGACCTCACACGAGGTCGCCCCCGATGCCGCCGCCTTACGGACCTGGCCCATGTAAGGGTCGGTGCCGATTCTCGCGTTCGCGAGATCCACCGTCTTCAGCCCCGCCACGTCCCAGAAGACCGGGTCGCCAACCGAGTAGGCCGTGCCCGTGGTCTTGTCGACCTTCGCGATACCGTCCCGCAGCAGGGCGACGTTGGCGCCCGAAGCCGCGCTGGCCTGCGGGATGCCGAGGAAAACCCCGTTGCTCACCAGCGGAGCGCCACTCGTGGCCGCCGCCGGGGCGGCGACCGTGACGATCTTGGAGGGTCCGATGTAGTTCTTCATGTGCTTCTCCGTCGTCCTGGGGCTTAGGCGCCCGCGTTCTTGTAGGCGCCCTCGCGCTGGACCTGGCCGAACCCGAAGTCCTCCCAAGCGTAGATGCCCACACCGCGGTAACTCGGGACGTCGTCGGCCGGCGCCGTCTGGAGGCCGGCAGCGCCCTGAAGCGTGCCGTACTCATAAGCGCGGTAGACGCTCGGGTCCGAAAAGAGGTACCAAGCAGTCGTCGACGAATCGTCGAGGTCGCGAGCATAAAAGAACTCAAGCCCGAGGACCGCCGGGGTCGGGACCTGGCCCGAGCCCACCGCGTTGCCCTCACGCCACGTGGCATAGAGCTTCTCGACCGTCGGCGCCAGAGCCAGCGGGTAGACGAGGAAGCGCGGCGCGATGCGCAGCTTCTTCGTCTCGCCGTCGACCGTGCGCGTCTGGCCGCGCATCGCCTGAATGCCGGCGTAGATGGTGTCGATGTCGGGTGCCGCGCCAGAGGAGGCGAGCGTGCCCGAGGCCGTGTTGTAGAAGGCCGCGCCGTCGGAGAGGTTCCCGTTCGCCGTGACCAGCGACCAGAAGTCCTCCTCCTTCTTGTCGGCGATGCCGCGAAGCAGCTCGGGGCGGAAGTCCGCGAAGGCCGACAGGTCGTCATTGACGATGGCCTGACGGGTCAGCATGAAGCCCGTGCCGACCGTGCCGAGCGACCAAGTCTCCTTGCGGTCCGTGGCCGTCGACATCTCAATCGCGCCGCCCTCGGGGACGTCCTTGAACTTCGCAAGGGCGTCAAAGCCGATGACCTTGCGGTCGCGGAAGTCGGGGAGCGTGACCGAGCGCGTCAGGCGCATCCAGGTCGTCTCGGTGGTCTGGCCCTCGTTAACCAGGGCCTTGCCCATCGCGTCCAGCAGGACGTGCGAGAAGTCCGAGGTCGTGTGGAACCCCGAGCGCTGCATCGACAGAGCCGTTCGCACGACCTCCTGGTCCGTCTTGCCCGTGGTCGACACGCCGCGCTGTGCGAGAAGGTGACGGGCGATGCCGGGGAGGCGCATCCCGCGGAACTCGCGGGCCTCGCTCGGAAGCTCGCCGCCCATAAGGCGGTGCTGGATCGCCGAGGAGATCGCCGACGAGCGCTTGTCCGCATCGTCCGCCACGACGTCGACCCCGTGAGCCGGGGACGTCGAGACCGCGTCGGCCTGGACCGCGTCGAGGGTCTGGAGCTTGGCGCGAACCTCGCTCACCCCGATGTCCGTCGTCCGCACCTCGTCCTCGAGCGCGAGGAGCTGGTTGACGTCGAACTTGTCGAGTCCGCGGGCCCACGAGATGACCCCGAGACCGTCGTTGATGCGCTGGCGCTCGGCCGCGCGAACCTGAGTGATGTCCACCGCCGGAACCTCCGGCGCCTGCGTGTCGGCCATGGTCGGCTCCTCGGTGTCGTTGGCCCGGGTCTCGGGCTGCTGGGGGTTGTGCGAGCGGGTGCCCGCGTCGTCGTCGGCCGCGATCGTGACCAGCGAAAGCTCGTGCGGCTCCCAGTTGCGGAAGATCCGAACCGAGAGGCCCGTGGTGCCCGCGCGCTCGTTGTACGGCGCCGCGTCGTCACCCTGGACGTCGTCGTAGGTGTCGCCCTGGTCGTAGCCGACCGACACCTTTCGCAGGATGCCGTCAGCGACGTCCAGGCGGATTCCCGCCATCGCCTCGTCGTCGCGACGGCTCAGCCGGACTGACGCGGTGGTCTCGGTCGCACGCTCGACCACGCCAGCCCGAAAGTCCGGGTCGTGCTGGTAGAGCAGCGGAGCCCCGTTCTGGAGCCGACCGAGCCGGACGTCGCCAGGCTGCGTCGAAAGCACCTCGAGGTACTCCTCCCCGGTGCGCCAGTCACGGCGACGAACGGGAGCACCAGCGGTCCAAACGAGATCGACCGTGAGACGCTCGGCGTCCCAGGTCTCGGGACGCATCCGCGCCTCAAGCCGAGGCGCACTCTCACTGCGGTCTAGATTGGGCATGCCCAATCTTTGCCCCGATCTGACACGAAAGTCAACTCAAAATGCGACGGCGGTTCTCAACCTGAGACGGTGGCCTCGTCCGGCACGGTCGGCATAGGCGGCGGGGTCGCCGCCATAGGGTGCTTGAGGCCCAGCTCTGCAAACCGCTTCACCTCGTCGGCGAGTTCCGCAAGGTGTCGCTCGGGCTCGGAACCGGCGTACCGCCGCGAGACGTGGCCCCAAGACCACGCGCCGATCTCCATCATCTTCGACGCCGCCTGCGCCTCCTTCTGCGGGTCAAGCGTCGGCTCGGGCGTATCGATCCACTCAACCGGCGGCACCTGAGCGAGGTCGCCAGACATAACGGCGGCCTGCATCACCCAGCGCCACACGCGGTCAAGCACCATCGCCTTGAGCACGTCGCGAGTAGTCCGCACGCGCGCCCATGCGTTGGCCTCGCCGAGCTTGCCCGAGCTATAGTTCACCTGGCTCAGGTCGCCCGTCATCCGCGGGTATGTGATGCCCGCGCCAGAGGCGATAAGATGGGCGTCGTACTTAGCGTCGTAGCCGCTCGCCTGAGGCGGATTCACAACCTTGGCACTCATGCCGTTCGGCGCGCGGAGGATGATGCCGGGCTCAAGTCCGTCCACGCGGGCCCCATCCGAGTCGACGGCAAGACCGTCCGTGCGGTCGGTTCCCAGAGGGCGCGGCACACCCGCCGGGGTCGTAAGCTGGTCCGCCGTGCCCTCGAGAATGACGGCGAGGGACGCCGCGATGCGCTCCTTGACCCGCAGCGCCTCACGCACGCCGCCGAGGTCGAAAAGGTCTTGCATGACCGGCGTCAGTAGCGGAAGGCCGTGCAGAACGCCGGGGCGAGCGGTCGCGTCGTAGAAGTGGGCGATGTCGCCGGCCGGCACCCGCACCACATCGCGCGTCGCCGCGTCCTCGTCGGGGTGGCGACGGAAGAAGTGATAGGCGCGCGGCCGGTCGAGCGGGTCGAGTTCCACGCCGTAGGTCGTGCCAGCCTGATGCCAGTTGAGTTGTTCCGCCTCGAGGACCTGGACCTGGACCAGGGTCT